CCCCACGCAAACGTGGAATAGTCTTGATAATCAGGTCATGCACATCAAGAAAATCTAAAGGAATTGCCATGCTTCCTCCAAAGCTCGACGCACATAATTAGACGTCGTCTCCAACTCATCAACCCCATGCTCATAAAACTTATGAGTACCGCCGCCTTTGCTCGTGCCGAAGAACGCAAGATTCGACAAGTCAGACGGACCAGTATCAGTCGGATGAATCGCCGCCTCAATAACAGTGCCGTGATCCTTCATCTCGTAACGAGTACTGATGCGCCTAAATTGCTTGAATTTAGAAGTCTTCACATCCTCACGGATAGCATTCTTCACGTTCAACGCACCGTGATTGATAGCGGCAACGATTTTCGCATGTGATGCCGCGTTCGCCGACTCGCATTTAGTTACCCAACGCGACAAATCAGCTTTATCAATCTGAAGCATCAGCCGTCACCTCATTTCGAGGTATTTCTTGAACCCACCAGCGTTGAGCAGTCGCAAACGACTTCTCACTCTGCCAATTCAACAACCGCAAACGACGACCCACAAGATTGTCTTGGCGACTCTTCACGACGAGCAATTCATCACCCGTCTGTACACCAGTTGCAGACAGGGGAATATGGATGAGAAGATACCATGATGGCATTTTCCCGCCCATGCTTACCGCACCTTTAGATACGCTTGTTTCCGTCTGTTGACCGCCTTGAGACTGGATTTTTCCTTTACCTTCGTACACGATTGCGTACGCGCGTTCAGGCAATCCAGTGTCGCGGTTGATTTTTTCCCATTTCAACCGGCGAATAAGCACAGTATCCGTCATCATGCTTTCCGCCGCCTCAATCATCTGAGGCAACATACCCGTGACATCATCATGAAATGACATGATTAATCACCTCTTCTAAGAGTAGAGCGGATAACGCGGATAAACAGGTTCCTCGGGGTTCAAGATAGGGTCGATTGAGCTAATACCACCTGAAACACGTTTCAACAGCAAGTCCCAGTCGGTATCCGTAATCACAATCTCACCTAACGTTCCCGCGCTCGTACTCATAGTTTTCGTCACGCTAGCATCATCAGCACTAATTGTCTGTGAATACATGCCCTCCGGGTTTCGCGCTTTACGGGCAACCGTATTTACAATCACATCATTAACGACTAGCCGATACTGTTCATCTTCGCACCATGAGTCCAAAACAGGAATATGCAGACGAATAAGGTTGACAGTACGGTTTATCCACCGCGTGATTTGGCGAGCTTCGACACTATCTTCAGTAATCTGCTTGCCTAATTCGGTTGCTACATCACTTACTGTCGCATAGGTGGTATCACTCATAGTTATTCTGCCTTTTTCACGCTTCGACGCCCACTTTTAGGCGTTCCAGATGATGCCGACGGCTCATCTTCTAACGGCTCAACCTTGTAACCATGCCGCAGAAAATAGCCGGGTAACTCCGTAACGGTTGCTTCACCGTTCACGAAAGTTACGCCAGCGACAACACCTGAAAAACCAGTGACAGGCGTACTAATCCGATACGCCGACGCCATATTAGCGAACCTTTACACCACGCAAAACAGCGGCCGCCTTCGTCGACTTCAAAGCCAAAGCCACAGGGCCGAGCTCAACCTCACCAGTCTTCACCGCACCCGGCTGAGACAAATCAGGAAGATACGTAGTCACCAAATTACCCGCAGTAGTCGTAACGCCAGTCAAACCATCGGCGATATTTGCGCGATACACGTAAATATCCGTTTTACCAGTCGTCATTGGAATAACCAACTCGTTAGAGCCTGACTTTGCGCCAGCGTCAATCAGCAGAATACCACCGTAACTTTCACGCATGATTGGACGCCCGTTAGCCGTCAAATCGTCCACAGGTTCACGCACATAAGCAGAAGTACGACGGACAGCGGCACGAATACGAGCAAGGGCGTACTTGTTAGCGACGATAGCGGTTGCTTCACCGTTCAGGTCAGCCATCAATTCGTCCAACGCATCGAGGATACCGAAGGCAGAATCCTCAGTAGTAGTACTCCAATCGTAGGTCTTAGTGCCATCCGCATTATATTCAGTATCCTTACCAGTCAACGCCTTATCCAAGCCGTCGAAGCTATTCGCGTCGGTCGCGGAATCACCGTTAATAAAAGCGTCATTAAACTTCGCAGTTGTCGCCTTGATAAGCTGTGTGATCTGCACTTCCATAGCATTAGAATCACCAGTGCCAACAGGTGCGATAGCACGGTCAATCTGGAAAGTACCGCCAAGTGGATGCAGGTCAACAGCGATTTTTTCGGTGACAGCTTCTGCTGGAGTGTATTCCGTGTTGTAGGCGCGGAAAGCGGCCGCACGCTCAGTCTTTAAACGACGATAACCATAAGTTAATGTGGAACCACCTGCAGGGTTAACAGCCTGGTCGAATTCGAGGTTATCGAGGATTGCACTAGACTTACGGAAATCATCGACAACCATTGCGTTGTATGCTTCTGAGGCGCTATTCTTAGCCTCAGCCAATGTTACAGCCATAATATTTTCTCCTTAAAAAAGTTTATTTAGAATAATGTTCTTGGATAGCTTCCGCCAACGTTGACGGAGCAGGCACACCACTCTTACCCTGCGAATTATCAGGCTTCATACGCGGTTGCGATTCTGCACGAGTAGAGAAGATCGAAACAAGCTTATCCGCATCCGCCTCTAACTCTTCCAGGGTTGAGCCTTGTAAACGACTAGCAAGATCTACTGGCAAGCCTTTAGCGGCGGCGACTTTAATCTGCATATTCTCACGCTTAGCCAAATCACGCTCATCTTCCAAAGCCTTCAATCGTTGCTCAACAGTAGAAGAATCATCGCTCTTATGAGCGAGCTGTTCCTTCAAACGACTATTTTCAGCTTTAAGAGCTCGATTTGACTCACGCTCATCTTCCAAAGCCTTCATACCTTTGCCTCCGAGAGGCTCATCTTCACCTGTCGTCTTTTTCTCAGTGGAATCGCTCTCACCGTGAGAAACGGAGGCGGAAGAACCTGCCTGTGTAGAGGTATCCTGCTGTGCAGTAGATTCAATAGTCTGCTCGTCCTGCTTATCCTGCGCACTACTACCAGTGGAAGACTCGCTCTCCCCAACGATAGTCCTCAACAGGTGCTTACGAAGCAAGTTGTACCATGATTCATGCATTAGTAGTTTCCTTTGCTATCCTTTGAAAAATTCCACAAATTACACCGGATAAAATGTGGTTTGAGCCACCATCGCGGTAACCCGAAAATATAAGAAAACGGACGACTCTAGTAGAGCCATCCGTAGTTACGTAAAAGTTTCAACGCGAGCGCCTGATTATCACCCGCTATCTGATAAATGCTCTCCGGCATCAATCTCATAGTTGCACGCTGATTACGAGCAACTAAGCCAGCTTCTTCCATTTGATAGTGTGCGACGCTTCGCCGCGTCGTACCGTTATATGTGATTTTCACGCGTTGCCCATTATACAATTCTTGAGCTACACGCACGTCACTTTTTTTACGATACGCATTCACCAGCTGGTTAAGGTCAGCGCCATCCTTCCACGCGCGCGCGTTAGCACGGCTACCCAACACATGCTGTAAATCATCATCATTCAGACTATTCAAATAATCTTCCGCATACGCGTAATGCTTAGCTAGCGCGCCTTCATCGTCACTCCACGCGGCTGTACAGTCACAATTCGGATGACGTTCAAAAGCAATTTTCCCGCTAAACTGACCAGCCAGCACCGCGCAACGGCCACAGGACGGTGGAGTAAGCACACGTACGTAATGAGCGTACGGTGAGCGACTCTTCGCGCTGACTAGGCTTGCGGTGCGTGCTGTATCACTAAGAATACTAGCCACGCGGCGAGCGAGCTCATCACCAATAATACGCTGCGCCGATACTGCGCTTTCACCACGTAATACTGCTTGCTTACCGCGAATAATTGCTACCGACAGTACCGCATCAACCGGCTCACCATTCCCCGCAGTTCCAGCTAGACTATCGAGGTTGAAATCATAATCAGTATCCAAATTCACTGTGCTGTTGAATGATTCCATAATCATCGGTTCAGAAGCAAAGAACAGGTTAGCAATTTTTTTCTGCCGTGACACTACCAGTGTATTTAACCGAGGCTGAATACGCTGGTACGCGGTATCGAAGTCGCTAACGCGAACGCTTCGCCATAACGCTTTAGTTTCTGCCTGCAAAGCATTATTCGTCTTGCGTAGAGTCCGAGCCCGACTCACTGCCAGAGGCGGAAGCCCTTGCTGTAGTAGTTGCGTCATCATCCTCGCCTATCTGCTTCGCATACACGTTAGCAATCTGCTGATTTTCCGCTTCCATATACGCACGCTCAGTATCCTTACGCGCCTCACTCCAACCCAGTTCATCCCACGCACCCTCAACAGAGAGCAGACCGGCGGCTGCCATCTTCTGCACCGCATCAGCTTTCTGCGCATATGTAGGAGTATTCGGATCGTTCCAATCGCAACGCACGCGATTGACCGGAAGCTCAGTGCCGTACGCGATTTTGTAAGCAATACCCATGACTTGAGACCAACAGTCACCGTCGAAGATATTCTTAGCTTCCACGTTTTTCACAAGTCGGATTTCGTCGGCGCGGATAGCACCTTCCGCCGCAGGATTAGCCGTATTCTGACCAAAATAGCGTACAGGCAGACCAGTAACAGCTGAGACTTGCTCACTCATAGCGGTGATAACCTTCGTGAAATTACCTAAATCAGCTGCGGTAAACTGGCCAAATTTAGCATTCGTATTCTTCACCTTAAGAATGCTCGAAAAATACTGATTAAACGCAGTCGCCGGTTGACCTGTAGTCGCGTCAATAAACTCATTATCGGTCGCGCCAACAACATACTTGCCCGGCACAGCGGCAACCTCCATAGCAATCTGCAAATCCAAAGTTGCGCGCGCCGCCATATCCGTAGGACGCAACACATCAGCCATCTCACTCTCACCAACGAAATCGCCAACCTTCGGCTTATTCGTAAACTGAACAACAGGCACATACCCAAGATTATGATTATCACGGTCAATCACCTTAAACTGGCCATTAATCTTACGTACGTGAATAGTGCTATCAGGCAGATAGAGAGTTGCGGCCTGCACGTTATTCGAGATAGACCATTCATCACGATACACGCGTAAAGCCGCCTGCGTGAGACGCGTCACCGGGTCAATAAGGCAAATCATGCTCTTCGCCGGTTCAGCCGTAATAATCGGCGTAGAAGGATCCTTTGGATTCACACCAATGCTCACGAAACTGTGACCTTGTACACGCGCCTCTGTATGCACTAGAATTTGCTGACTATCCAGATTGTTAGCTTCCCACAAGCGACGAAGTTCCTTGCTCGCCTCCGGGTCATCTGGAACAGAAAAGCTTTTTACCGCTTGACGTTGCACTACGCTGTCTACGGTGATACGCGGCCAATTTAACGCGAAAATGAACTTACGTAAAACTTCCGGAATCGCAATACCGATGGACGCAATATGCTGACGACCCTCATAATACTTTTCCAGCTCAATATGCGTAGGCTTCAACTTATTTAGGCGACGGTTAAGCTTGCGAAGAATCTTCATCTCATCAGCAGACAATTCACCCAACGGTTCAACAGCCTTAACTACGTTTCGTCCACTCATCACGGATTCTCCTTACCACCCATACACATACACCACGCTGTCATTATCCGACCAGCCAGCCACGCGCATATCACAAGCCGCCTCATGCGCCAAAATATCGCACATGAGCAAGTCAATTTTTTGCATTTCAGACGGCTTCCCCAGAATATATTTGTCACCCGGTTTAGCGATTTTCTTCGCATTCAACGCATGAATACGCATCACATTATCTCTACTATGCGTGAAGACTTTATCATGCACATCTTGGTCATAGCGAGTTAAAGCTTCGAACATGCGGCTAATCTGATTCGTCGGCCACTGCACAAACACATCCTGTCCGTACTTATCCGCCCAGTCGTCAATGCTTGTTTCCCACAAATGAGGGTCACAGTAGGCTCTGCGCACTTTGTAACGCGAGCAAATGTCGTCGATAGCCGCATCAACCTCTTCACGAGGAATACGCCCACCCCACTCTTGAGGATTCCACACAGTCAAACGCCTATCAGGCCCATACACCGGCGTGAAATGATATCCGTCGAGTGTTACCGCGCGAATACCACTCCAATCCCCAGAGCGTGAACCATCAAAGCCTAGGCAAATCTCGGAACCTTCCTCAGGCAACCCTAAGTCTTTTTCGATAGCATCCCATGAAGCCTCATCAAGATAAGAACCTTGACCTTGCACCAAATAATTACCGAAGAACCTCTTCGCTTCTGCGGGGTCTTTTTTCATGAGACTACGCGCTTCAGCGTCCACAGAATCAATATCCACCCACGGACTACCCTCATACACGTATTCAAGAATCTTCCTGCGTTCACGCGCATTCCCAAACGAATACTGCGTACCATCCTTATGCAATAAGCGAGGCTCCACAGCAGGATTCCTATAAAAAACAAAAACATCAGGGTCATTCTGCTCAAAAACCTCTTGAGCCCAACTATTCTCAGTAGGATCCCACGCATTCGTCCACAAGTGAACGCGTCCACCCATACCAGCAGCATTACGCGCTTGAGTGCGTGCCGCATCACGCAAAGTAGACCGACCAGTACCTGCCGGAAGATACGTTCCAGCCTCATCTTGCTCAGCGTCCGAAATGCGCGCGCCCAGACGACTTTTCGCGCTCGATGTCACGACCTCGATTTTGTCGCCGTCGGTCGCAACATCATCAACATCATCATTTGCAGTCGATAATCCGAGCACGCGAATAAAATTCTCACGCTCACGAAGCAAATGCTTAAAACGACCTAACCGAACCATCGTCTTTAATGCGCTGAAAATATTGTCACCCTGCTCTTGGGAATGAGCAATCAACTGAACCAATGGGGACGGATGACGCATACCCTTCGGCTCACCCGCAACATAACTATATTCCCAACCGCAATCACAACCATTATCCGAGCAACGATACACGTCACCATCTTGTGCCCAGCCAGCAAAAACCGTCGGGCCAACAGCCTCAGCAATAGCAAAAGCAGCAGTATTAGGCCCTTTACCCAACTTCTGCGCGCCCACAATAAGCGTCATACGATAATAAAAAGCCTGATTCAACACCAACGGATTATCCACCGTAACTTCATCAAGAGGAACAAAACGCGCATTCTCACGTACACGCCAACGGTTACACGCAATCCAGTACTGCCAATCCGACAATCGAAACGGCTGGCCGCGCAAAACACCATCAGGTTGAGCACAATGCCTAGTAATCCACGCGTCAATGAGAGGTGCAAGAGTGGGAAATTCTTTAACTGTATCCTCCACACTACACCTCCAACTATTTTTTAGAAGCTCACAATTTTACGACGTTGCACACTAGCCTTTTTAACCTCAGACTCAGAATCCGACTCAACCTTATTCAATCGTTGTACAGCTACCATATCCGGACGTACACGCCACCCAAGACGCGTCATACCATCATGACTTAAGCCAATACGATCCGCATAACGTGGAAGCAAACCACGGTCAGCAGTCGTCGCAGACGACGACTCACACAACACATACTGCCTACAATACAAAGCAATCTCCGGCAAAAGAAAAGAATACTGTGGCAAAGCCCACGCGTTAGCTTGTGGGAAAGTCCACAGCCACGCCCAAATCTCCTTCTCACGAGCATTAAAACGACGCGACTCCTTCTCCAAAACAAAAATATCGCCGTCCTCAGTCTTCGCCGTAATCTCATACTTCTTCAACGGATACTTCGGAGCCACACCATCATAAGACTGTGGCAAATCCGCCAATTTAATATTCCTACGCTCACTACGACCGCTATACGGGTCAGGCGCAGGACCAGAACGAGCCCTCGCACCACCACTCACCATCATAAAACTCCCTTACTCAATTTGTAGAAAACCACAAACACAAAAAACGCCATATTCGAACAAAAATACGATTTTCGAAGGTTTGAACCCTTCGCACCCTTTTTTCACCTCTCCGGCGGTCGAACTTGGGTATTTTTGGGGTATACCCCCAGCCCTCTTTTTATAGGTTTCCTACAAAAAATTATGAGGATAAAACAAAAAATATTTTTATTTTATCTACTGTTTTTGTTCTCGTATCGTGTTCGTTGTTTTGTTTCTTTGTTTAAGTCCATTGTTCGCGTGCTTGG